CAACTTAATTACCGCGCTGAAATGGGGGAGAATGGTGCGTATGCACCATTCTCACAGCTGCGGCAACGGTGATAGCGGTCTGTACGACCTTACTGCCGCAGCGAGCGGCCTGGAACGAGGATGGTTTGTCAGACGAGTAAGGGAGATTCAACTGATTTTTGTTGCTGGCCAATGTTGAGCAGATATTCAACTCAACTTTCTCCTCAATAATGTCTATGGTAAATCAACTCATAGTTGATTTATGTAAAATTCACCTCCATTGAAATCAACCGCAGATTGATATATAATACAGATGATGAAACGTTTCATTATCAAGAAAAGGAGGAATTGTTATGACAAGCGTTAAAAACATAGGCTCTGTAATCGCCGAATTGCGTAAAAAGAAAGGCGTTACCCAAGAAGGCTTGGCTAAATCTGTTGGCGTGTCGGCTCAGGCTGTTTCCAAATGGGAAAATGGCGGCGTGCCTGACACAGAGTTGTTGCCCCAAATCGCTGACTTTTTTGAGATTTCGGTGGACGAACTTTTTGGCAGAGATAATCGGAATATTAACATTACTTCCGCCATTTTTGAGCATATCCGAGCAACCGAACCTGATTCGGAGGAACGGTTTAAGACTATATTTGAATTGTGTTGGGATATCGAGCGTTCCATTTACAAGTTTAGTGATGAAGTGGATAAGGATGTGGTAAAAGGCGGAACTATTAAGGATTATGAAGCTATCATCAAACCGGATGGACAGCAAAACTCCTGTATTTTGTCAGATCACGGTTTTACCCAAATGGGTGTTGCCAACCGATTGCAGTATTTTCTGTGCGTGCCTGAGATAAAAGACAAGCAGAAAGGATTGTTCGACAACATCGATTATACCGGCTTTTTTAAAGACTTGTCCGATTCGGATGTTTTCAATGCGTTTCTGATACTTTTTAAACGTGACGCGCAGAAAGCCTTTACTGCAAACCTGTTCGTAAAAGAGCTGAATGTCGATGTGGAAAGAGCACTGGAAATCTTAAAGGTGTTAGCAAAATATAGTTTAATTAAAACCAGCCCTTTGGAACTGGATGATGTGATTACAGAGGTGTACACTTTCAATCCGACACCATCTTTTGTCAGTCTCTTAATATTTGCCAGAGAAATGATTAACCCCACTCACTATTTTTCATTTTATTCCGATGGAAGAAACAAACCGTATTTGGCGTAAGTGAGGGAATCCCCTCTCCGAGCAATCGGAGAGGGGATATTTTTTGCAATCTTTTCCAAAAACCACTTGACAGACCTCCAAAACGAGGTTACAATAATAGTAGACGAACAAATGTTCGGTAAAACGTGTCGTCGTTGTGGAGGACGGCTTCGGATCCGAATGTGGTTTGTCTTAACAATAGCGAGGTGAATATCTTTGGTGCTTGGCGATTGGCAGCGCTTGGCTCAGGAGATGCCTCCCGATACACCGGTGATCTTTCGGTATAACGGCCGCGGGCCGATGGAAACCGAGGACTACTGCGACGGACTGCGGGCGGTCCCATCCCGATTGTGGGAGGGACACGATGGCTGGCGGCCCTGCGTGCTGGTGGAGTTGGGGGAGCGATTCTGAGGCAGGGGCTTTTTCTTTTGCACTTTTTTATGCACAGCAACCATTTGACTACCCCTCCGAGTCGCCTGACGGCGACCCACCTCCCATGACAAGGGGAGGCGAGTGGTGGTGCACTATTCAGGAGGTAACGATGCACGACACACCTTTGGAACGGCGGCGGCTATGCGATATTGAGGCCGCCATCGAGCGGGCAAAGGCCTATGCCGCCGAGCAGGGCATCCCCTTAACAGTAGAGCGGCTGGCGGCGGAGATGGATATGGATCTGGGGTTATTCCACCGTATCCTGCAGGGGCAGGTGACCGGCAAGAGCCGGGGGATGATGCTGAAAATAGCCGCCATCCGCCGTGCCGGAGGCGAGGCCACCGCCAGCGTGATGGAGCACGCTCTGCGGCGAGGGACCAGCCCTAATATGCACATTCTGTATTTAAAAAACCACGCCGGATACGACGGGGAGAAAGACAAGACCGGGGTGCAGCCCGGCTCATCGGAGGGACCGGTGGTATTTGTGGGAGAGGAGGAAATCCCTGACTGATAATGAAGGAACTGTACGAGGAATACAAGCGCTCGCTTCAGCTGTTACGGCAGCGGCACGAGCAGCTCTCCGGCGAGATCAAGGTGTACGATAAGCGGGTGGCCTTGCTGGAGGAGGAAATGGACGAGCTGTGCGAGGCCATGGCGATGATGCGCCCCTATCTGGAGGACTGAGATGAAGACGGTGTATCTGCCGGACATCGTGGGGGGCGGCTATGGGCAGTTTTGGCGCTGTCGCACCCGCTATCGGGTGGTCAAGGGCGGCAAGGCCAGCAAGAAATCCTCCACCACCGCCCTGTGGTACATCTACCATCTGATGAAGTACCCCGGCGCCAACCTACTGGTGGTGCGGGCGGTGCACCGCACCCACGCGGACAGCACCTACGCCCAGCTGCGGTGGGCCATCCGCCGCTTGGGGGTGGAACACCTGTGGCGGGCGGCGCGGGAGCCGCTGGAGCTGACCTACACCCCCACGGGACAGCGCATCCTATTCCGCGGGATGGATAACGTGGAAAAACTGGCCTCCACCACCGTGGAGCAGGGGTACCTCTGTTGGGTGTGGTTAGAGGAAGCCTTTGAGATCACCCGTCAGGCGGATTTTGACAAGCTGGATCTGTCGGTGCCCCGCGGAGAACTGCCACTGCCGCTGTTTAAGCAGACCACCGTCACCTTTAATCCCTGGAATGAGAATCATTGGCTCAAGAGCCGTTTTTTTGACCAGCCGGATGAGCAGGTGTTGGCCATCACCACCGACTATCGGTGCAACGAGTTTCTGGACGATACCGACCGCGCCCTGTACGAGCGGATGCGGACCGAAAATCCACGCCGCTACGCGGTGGCAGGACTGGGGGAGTGGGGGCACAGCGAGGGGTTGGTGTTTGAGAACTGGTCGGTGGAGGATTTCTCCTTCGGTGACCTGCGGCGGGAGGGCGTGCGGCATATTTTCGGCCTGGATTACGGCTACACCAATGATCCTACGGCATTTATCGCCGCTGCGGTGGATGAGGACCAAAAGCGGCTGTACATCTACGACGAGCATTACGAAAAGCGGATGCTCAACGAGGCCATCGCGGCGATGATTCGGGAGAAGGGATACCACAAGGAGCGTATCCGCGCCGACAGCGCGGAGCCCAAATCCAACGACGACCTGCGGCGGCTGGGTATCACCCGCCTGCAAGCAGCGGATAAGGGGCGGGATTCGGTGGCGGCGGGCATCGCGCGGCTGCAGGAGTACCGCATCCTGGTCCATCCCCGCTGTGTGCACACGGCGGCGGAGCTGGCCGCCTATACCTGGCAGGAGGATGGCCGCCAGGGGGTGTACTGTAACCGCCCCTGTGATCGGGATAATCACCTGATGGATGCCCTGCGGTATGCGATGGAGGATGTGCCCCGTCCACCGACGGCGGGGCAGAGGGTGTATCGCTACGGCCTGCCTCGCGGCGGGTGGCGGGGATAGAAAGGAGTACTATGATATTTGTATTAGGTCTGCTATGCGGCGTGGGCGCCGCTCTGGTGGCGCGGGGGATCTTGTTGGCGGTGTGGCACCGTACCGGTGTGGAAAAGCCGGGGCGCTCCGTCCGTTCCGCCGCCTCGGATGGGTGGGAGCACACCCGTAATTTTCTTTATTACGACGGCACCGTGATGCCGACAAGCAAGGAGGACAACTATGAGTAAAATAAGCAGCATTCGACCGGAGCAGGTACAGGCGGAGTACCGCGCCGGTGTGGATTATAAGCGGCAGTTAGGTGACCGTGGCCTGTATGAGCAGAGCCGCATCAATGAGCGGTTTTATGGGGGCGACCAGTGGTACGGGGTCAACTGCGGTGACAGCCGCCCTCTGGTGCGGCATAACGTGATCAAGCGCATCGGCGACTACAAGATGGCGGTGGTGGGTGCCGTCCCCGCTGCGGTGCGCTTTTCCGCTGAGGGTGTCCCGCTGACCGCCGCCCTGCGGCAGCAGGTGGAGGCCCACCGCAACGCCCTGCGGGAGGGTGGCAAGGCGGATGCCTTGCCACCCTCTGCGGCCGCCCAGACGATGGCTTCGGCGCTGACGGATTACTTCGCCACCACTGCCGCCCGCCTGAAATTGGAGGATCTGAAGCAGCGGGTCCTGCGTAACGCCTATATCAGCGGCACGGGTGTGCTGTACACCTATTGGGATGACCGCATCCGCACCGGTCTGTACGCCGATGAGGCTCACACTACTCCCATTTGCGGTGATATTGCTGCGGAGGTGCTGGAGGTGGAGCAGGTGTATCCGGGTGATCCCACCCTGGAGGACATCCAGCAGCAGCCGTACATCCTCATTGCTCAGCGCCGCCCCGTGGTCTACCTGCGCCGTATGGCCAAGTCCAACGGGTGCCGTTCCTGGCAATCCATCCGCGGGGATGAGCAGGAGGGGGAGGGCGGTCACGCCACCCTGCTGACCCGCTTCTGGAAGGAATGGAGTGAGGACGGCAGCACCTGCACCGTCAAAGCGGTGCAGGTGTGCGGTGATGTGACGGTGCGGGCTACCTGGGATCTGGGGATACGGCTGTACCCGTTGGCGGTGTTCCGCTGGGAGGAACGCCGCCACCATTGCTACGGTGAGAGCGAGATACCTCACTTGATCCCCAATCAGATCGCCATCAACCGCACCGTTTCCGCCGGTGTGTGGGCGGTAATGATGATGGGTATGCCCATTATGCTGGTCAATGGCGATGTGGTCACCCAGCCCATCACCAACGATCCCGGCCAGGTGGTACCAGTTTACGGTACCGGCGAGCAGGTACGGGACGCGGTGCGGTATGTGGATCCCCCCGCCTTCTCCGCCCAGCTGGACGCCAATGTGCAGAGTCTTATCCGGGATACCATGACCCAGGCGGGGGTCAGTTCCACCCTGTTGGGTGATGTAGAGCCCCACAACACCTCCGCCATCATCGCGGTTCGTGAGGCATCCCTGATGCCGCTGACCATGATGCAGAACCGTTTTTACACCTTCATAGAGGATGTGGCGCGGGTCTGGTCGGAATTCTGGATGACTATGTACGGTCAGCGGGCGCTTAAAATCGCTGACAGCCACGGGGTGTGGTATATGCCCTTTGACAGTGCCTACTGCCGTTCGTTGCTGCTGGACATCCGTGTGGATGTGGGCAGCGGCGAGAATTACAGCGAAACCAAAACCGTCGAGACGCTGGACAATCTGTATCAACACGGTGTCATCGATAAAAAACAGTATCTCAGCCGCCTACCGCAGGGTCTGGTCCCCCAACTGGACGATCTGCTGCAGGAGCTGGAATAAAACCACCGCTTAAGGATAGGAGGTAGATGTAATGGAACCCGAAAAAATGGACCCCATCCCGCCCGCCGATACGCTGACCGTCGATCCGCCCCCGACGGAAACCGTGACGGAGGCCGTGATGGAGCCACCCGTGTCGGAGGATGTCACCGATCGGCTGGCGGAGGAATTTCTGGCGCTGACGGAGGAGTTTCCCCGACTTCTCCATCCCTCCGATTTACCGGAAGGGGTGCTGGACACCGCTGCCCGGGAGGGCATCCCTTTGCTGGATGCCTATCTGCGCCACCGCTGGCAGGAGGAGAAAAAGGTGGCCGCCGCCACCGAAAGCCGCCGTCGGGCGGCACAGAGCTCCGCCGGCAGCCTGTCCCGTACAGCGGCGGAGACCCCGCCGGAGCAGGATGCGTTTCTCCGCGCATTCCGCTCGGCACTCTAAACCACAATCAAGAAAGGAATTATGCAAATGAGTTTGAATCTGGAAAGCATTTCTGTCAAAATGACCGATGAGCTGGACAAGGCCGTGGTGCAGAAGCCGGTAACCGGCTTTATGGCGGACAACAACCTGCGCGGTAAGTTCGTGGGTACCAAGACGGTGATGATCCCCGAGGTGAACATCTCCGGTTTGGGCGATTATGACCGCGACACCGGCTTTGTGTCCGGCACTGTGTCGGTCACCGCTAAGCCCTTCACCCTGTCTATGGACCGCGGCCGATCCTTCCAGCTGGACCGTGAGGACAATGACGAGTCCGGCATCGCCGACCTGGCGGGCCAGATCATGGGCGAGTTCGTCCGCACCCAGGTGGTGCCGGAGGTGGATGCCTATGTTCTGTCCAAACTGTCCGGCTATGCCGTCACTGCCGCCCAGACGGTCAATGGCACCCCCGCCACCGACGCCTACGCGATGCTCACCGATGCCATCGCCAAGGCCCGCAACGCCGTGGGCTATGACGAGGAGCTGGTGGCCTTTGTGGACGGCGGTATGCTGTCCGCCCTGCAGAACAGTGAGGAGATCTCCCGCCATCTGGTGATGAACGACTTTAAGAAGGGTGAACTGCACACTCAGGTCACCAGCCTCAACGGCGTGGCCATCCTGCCCGTGCCGGACAGCCGTATGAAGACCGCCTACGAGTTCTTCGATGGCACCACCTCCGGCCAGGAGGCCGGCGGCTTTACCCCCGCCGACAACGCCAAGAGCGTGGGTCTGCTGCTGTTGCCCCGTCGCGCCGCC